CTCCAGCGAGTCGGGGTGGATATTCTTCAGACAGATGCCCGTATTGATCCAGTCCTCGTAGCTCGTGTACCTGAACGCCGCAAGGTTCATCACGTGCTTCCGGTAATACGTCACCATGTCCTCAGACAGCGGCATCCGATACGTATTGCGCTCCGGAGTGGATGCACGAGACCCACGCTTCCCATCCTCGCCACGAGTAGCTCCACGTCCACGCTGAGCACCCATAGACGCCCGCACCTCCTCCTGCTCGGTCTTCTTCTTGTAGCGACCCGTTGCGTCCTCCGTCATTGGCGTCTCTGTTGATGGGCTAGACCGGATGGACATCTTGCGGAGCAGATCCGGCGTGATCTGAACCGGAACGTCATTGTCCACGCTAATCTCACCCGAGGCCGGATCCCAGTCCAGAATGTACTTGATCTGGTAGGGTGTTCCCTCCTTCTTCTTGGAACCGGGCAGCGTCCACGGCTTCGTGTGTGCCAACATTCCCTCGTCATAGACCTTGTCCCACTTGTCAGCAAGGGGAATGCCAGGAAAGAACTCATCCATTCGCTTCACAAGAGTGCGGCGGATCTCCTCCTCCACAAAGTGATTGGTCTTCAGCGCCGGAATCACCAGGTGGAGACCAGACTTCGAGTAATCACTCTCCGTCTTGTTCTTCTCACTCCCTGCGGGATAGAGCGTAGGCTCCGGCTTCTCCGAGACGAAGACCTCAACGCCATCCGGCAGCACCAGAAACTTCTTGACCTCCTCCATGTAGGCCTTCACGAAGTTGATCACCTGCTCCTGCGTGTGGAGGTGAGTATCAAAGCGCCCGATGTAGCGGAAGTCAAGATCAACACGCATGGCGCCGATGCGAGTGCTCTTCTCCGTCATGTGGAGAGCACCATGTCCGTGATTGATATACTTGCAATAGAGGCGGTAGAACTCGTCCACTTCGTCTTCGTCGACACGCCATGCTCCACCTGTCATCCCCGTGTGAGTAGCCGAGTCGCCTTCTGCCTTGCGACCGAGCCGCTTCTTATCATTGTCGGTCTCCTTGCCGGTGCCGTTGAGGAAGTCATAGAGTTCGGACTTGAGCATTCTGGATACTACTAAGGCCGATTAGTTTGCAGCCAACCGTCCATTTTGAACGCGCCCACTCGTCGGAAAAAATGGATGCCGTGTAGACAAGGAGACCTATCTACAGAATGAAGTTCTGTACCAAGTGCGACAACATGATGTATGGCATCGAAGAGCGTGATGGGTCAGCGTTCCTCAAGTGTCGGCAGTGCGAGTACGAGGAGCAGATCACCAAGGAGAATCCGGTCGTCTACGAGCACGACCTCCTACAGGACACCTCCATTCAGTACTCCATCAATCCTTACCTGAAGCATGACCCCACGCTGCCTCGCTTCACGAACATGAAGTGTCCGAGCGTCATGTGCCCCACCAAGGGCAAGGAATCAAACATTGTTGGCATCAAGTTGAATGCCAAAAATGTGATTTGGATGTACCAGTGTGCGGCGTGTGATGCAACGTGGAAGCAGGCTGCCAGAGGCCCATAGGGCCTCTGTTTGCGGGGGCCCGTAGGACCCCTTGAGGGACGTGGTCCTTAGACCGGCTGGCGAACGGCCTTGTAGGCACCTGTAGCCTTCGTGTCCACACGAGCCAAGTGGGGACTCGCTACGTAGACACCGTCCCACTTGGGGGCAGTCAGAGGCAGACCACCAACCTGCGGGAACTTACCCGAGCTCAGTACCGTGCTCGTGGAGTTGTGAACCGTAGACAGCTTTTTTGGGTTGTTCACGTATCCCCTGGTGTACGGAACAACACGACCAGCACCCGTGATTGCCGTGCCCGAATTGGCGAGTGTCAGAGTCATCGCACCCGTCGCACCCGTGACAGCTGCGCCGGTCACATTGGTTGCAATCGCAAAGACGGTCGTGCTGGGAACAATGGCGACTTTGGCGATGTTCAGGTTGAATGCAGTCGTCGAGAGGCCCGTGATCGTGAGAAGGTTCGCCGAATCACCTGAAAGCCCGTGAGCGGCCGCCGTCGTATAGTAGACATACCCGTTAATGCGCCCCGTCGTCGACGTTGTCTCGGCTGTACCTGTAGCCGTATTCGTAACCTTGAACTGCGTCGAAGTGAGGCCAGCGGCGAGAATAGTCTGGTTTGCAAGGTTGAACGCCGGTGTGACTGCAAGGCCAGATATCGTGATAATAGTTCCAGCAATCAGCCCGTGTGCGACAGACGTCGTGTACGTAACGGTCGTACCTCCATCCGTCGATGCCGCACCCGTGACGGTTGTTGCAGATGCAGCGCTGACGGTCGTGGAAACCGGGACGACGAGGGTTACAGCAGGGCGAGTAAGAACCGCCGCCTTGCTCGCGAGCAGCTGGGCGTTCAGGACCGTCTGGTTCGTAAACGGCTGTGCGCTGGTCTGAATCGTCTTCGGGATTGCACCGTTCCTGTAGGCATAGGACGCAGCCTGTGCCTTGATGTAGGACGTGTAGTCAGACGCAGAGATGTTAGGCATTACTACTCCCGCATACTTTTTTGCTCCGATAAAACGGACAAAAGAACTGCCAACTAAGAGGTAAGCATGGATCTCCACCCTGAAGTCAAGCCTGTGTTCCGTGCCGAGGTTGCCGAGATGGTCAAGCAGCCTCGTATCACGCAGCCGTTCTTCACCAAGTATGAGTACACGACGCTGGTTGCGGTACGTGCCCAGCAGCTCGCAGAGGGCGCTAAGCCACTGATTGATCTGAAGGGACTCAAGACATCTGACCCCATGTTCGTGTGGACAGTTGCCAAGAAGGAGATTGCAGAGCGTAAGCTGCCCTATATCATTCGGCGTCAGCTCCCGAACAACACGTCCGAGTTCTGGAGCACGCAGGAAATGGAGATTATGTGGTAGCAATATAATGGCGGCACCTAGAGGATTGCAAGGACAGATCAACCAAATTGCATCTCGCCCAACGGATCCTAACATCGATAAGCGTTTAGATGAGATTAGACAAGCAGAGGCGATATATAGTGCGCGGATTGGGGGCCTTCTTGAAGAGTTCCTTAATGACCTGGTGGGACTGGGCCGCAAGGGCCCCCATGTCACCGCTGAACTAGATATGCATGCGCGCAATCATATTTATGCTCTTCTTCGGACAATTAGGTCGGCGAGAGAGGCTTCGGCCGCACAGCTACAACTAGTACTTGCCAACATTTCGCATAGTCCTCAGATGGAAGACTTAATCAAGGAGATGAAGAAACAACTGGTTCGGGACGAGCAAGTGGCGAACCCACGTCGCCTTGCGCTATTGGGAGCTATTTCATCTACAAAGGGATTGCCCGGACAAACAACCTCGCACCCCGTCGATGCAGCTACAGGCGCAACACTCGAACGGGATGCAGCAGGTGGACCCACTGCTCTGATTGCGCAAATGATCGGCAGCCGTGCGAATGGAGTGCCTCCTCATATTCGCACCAGTAAGCCACCGCCTGCACCCCCACCGCCTCGAAACGCTGCCGACGATGCATATTTTGCCGGGCTATATGACGGAGGACGTCGCCGGCGTCGCACTCGCCGGCACACTCGGCGTCGCTGATCACTTGACCGCAATGGCGACCACAATCGCCAGGAGCATATAGATCACGCCCTCATTCCATCCATGGGCAGCACTGAACAGCGACGTTCCGCCCCCAAACATATCCGCAAATCCCCCGCCGACCGCATGGAACAACGCAATGGCCACAATCACAAGGAGCAGCCACTTCTTGAAGGTGCTCATTTTCTTACTCGCCCGAAAGTTTCGCAGTGTAAAATGGACCGACCGTGCGATAGAGTTGGCAACGGTATCATGGAGAGCGCTACGCACGAGTACGTCGACAGTATCAAGAATGACATCCTCCCCACACTGTCATCTCTCTCACCCGCAGATAAGCTGATCATTATCAGTTATCTGAACCAGGCGAAGGAAGTTCATTCAAGGGAGATTCACCGTCGTCTCGAAGAGGTCCGGCAGCTTACTCGCCCGAAAGTTTCGCCAGGTCCTCGGCACTGGGCGGATAGACTAGGAGTGCGGGGATCTCCGAGGGCGGGTTCAGCATCTGCGGGGGCTCGTGCGTGATCATCTTCATCGCCATGGACAGATCAATCGACTCGGACGGCGAGAACCGGGCATTCACCTTTTCCACGTCCGACGCAACCTTCTGCTTGAGGCGGTCGGGACGCACCATGAGGAACGCAAAGGCTGCAATGACAGCCACCACGAGGGCAAACAGGAGGTACGACTTCTTCATTGTTCTTCGGGCAGACAAGAAAAACGGAACTCCAGGTGTCAAGACAAGAGGAGGCAACATGGATTTCCCCATCCCAATCCGCTGCTATACGTGCAACCTTCCCATCGCCGGCAAGTGGACGACGTTCTTGGATCTGGTCAAGAAGTATCGTAAGCAAGATGGTCGCCCTGAGAAGGACGACTTGGTCTACCTCACCAAGACAACCACCGCTACCGCCGAGGGTCGTGCCATGGACGAGCTCGGGCTGACTCGAGAGTGCTGTCGGCGCCACTTCTTCACGCATCCGGGTGTGTAGACAAGCGCAGAGACACCACACCACAAATCTTTTTCACCTTAAGAGTAAGATGTCCTACAGCGAATACCTTGGACGCTACAAGCAGAGAATGGTGACGATCACGGATACTCGTCCCCATCGCGATGCGGGTCACCAGACGGAGATTGTCAAGCGTATTGCGGCTGCAGGCAACCTGGAGACGGCTGTGGCGGCTACGGCGTGTCTGCTCCCCCTGAATGCGCCGTCCACTCGCTCGGCTACCGGCTACAACCATGGAGGTGGTCACAAGGTGCAGTCGGTTGATCGCTACCAAGAGTTCGTGTCGGGTCAGGCGGTTGCGAAGGGAGAGCTACGGAGAAACGCCAAGGCCTCGCAGATCACGAACACCATGCCGTGTCTGTCGTCTGCCCAGCTCCCGGAGATCAACGACAAGTTGGCTGCTAACGCCGAGCTGTCCAAGATCCAGGTGGCTCGTCAGATGTACGGAAACGGGTATGCGAATAACTGCTGCCCGAACTGCAAGAAGACCCAGTTGGCGGGTGCCTGCAATTGCCGCTTGACTGCGGCACAATCGGCTGCCCTGAAGAGCAACATCCAGTGGCCTCATACGGCGGATCGTAACGCTTAAAGATCTAGCTACAAATCTAGTAATGCTGACCATCTACACATATCCTATTCCAAAGCCAGCCGAGTGCTATGACATGTCCCGGCTTTCCTTGGAGGACAACTTTGTGAGCACCATCAAGTCCATCTGCGAACATCAGACATCGGGTACGATTTGGCTTGGATACTTGGATGGGTGGATGTTAACTCCCTACGAGGAGGTCAGTATGCGAAAAGCTCTTCGCAACTTCCACTGCATTGTCGTCTCTCGGTATCCGCATTCCTTCTCCCATGCCTGGAAAAACGAAACCGATTGGGTTTACACAACTGACCCTAACAATGGATCCGCCCACGCTCACCACGATGGTCGTACTGTACAACATGGGAGTCCGCCTTGATACGAACGTCCTCGCCCACGAACTTCCACTGACTGACACGATCATCAAGGTGGAGAAGCAGGGCGTTATCAAGCGCGGCTCCTCCAAGCGAGATCTGATCAAGCGCAGGGCAAAGACCACCGTCCCCAAGCGCACAACTGGATTTGGACACAACTCCATTACACTGGTCGTCATGTCAGATGGCGGCGGCACTCGGCTGCGCAAGGAGATTACCGTGAAGATCTTCCAGAACGGCGTGTTTCATATCACGGGCGTTCTGGACGAGACGTATGACCGGGAGGCGACGAAGGTGCTGAAGGATCATATACTGGCACACTGCCCGGCTGCGTGTACGGGCGAGTGGACGGACGTGCGGCGTGTGGTGCTGATGAACTACAAGACAAAGTTGGCGGGAACGACGAATCTCTCTCGGGATGCACTGTATGCGTCTCTGCGAGATAAGGGGGTAACCACAGTCTACGAACCCGCAGTTTACCCGGCTGTCAAGGTCTACTTCCCAAACACCAAGTGGATCGCCAAGGTCTTCCGCACAGGGCAAATCATCTTGACTGGCATGACTACGCACGACGAGTGTGCGTCACTAATGACCCAGTTAAAGCCATTGATCTTAGTAAACGCAAATGACGGCTCGTGAATTGACTCCTGAAGAGACGGCGGCTGGACTCCGGCACATCAACGATACGGACCTGACAGCGACACAGGTTCAGGCACTCGTTCGCAACATGGATGCCTCCAAGCAGAAGTGGGCTCGTATCAAGGCCAATAAGAAGGAGTATGAGGAGAAGCTGCAGGGAGAGAACGAGATGCTATACTACAACTACCCGTCCCTTTTTCAGATGCATGCAGAGGATCGTCTGGATGGCACCTTTTTTGAGATGCTGGCGTTGAAGCGGAGGATCGAGAAGGGTGAAATCACACCGGAGCAGGCGACTCAGGTGATTGGTCAGAAGCTACATCAAATGTACATTCCGACCGAGACTCAGGCTCCGGCTCCGGGGGCGACACTGACGTATGAGCAGTTCTATCGTCAGAACCAATGAACTCATAGTCCTTTGTGCTGCGACACACCAGCAGAAAGTAGCGGCGCAGAGTCTCCTCCGTGTATCCCTGGAGCGCATAGCACTTTGCCCGATCTAGCTTGAGTTGATCCAGCAAGGCACAGAGCTCGTCCGTCGACAGCTCTGAGTCCAATACAAAGATATCCTCCTTGGCGTCCCGAAGGTCTCCAATGTGGTTAATAAGTGTCTGGTGCCCCAGAACGCAGATCTGCTTCGTGTGGTCAAAGTTCAGAACACTATTGCAATAGACATACTCAAAGTTCTCCTTGGTCCACATTTGTGCCCATGGGTTCGGTCCAGGAACCTCGTAGGCACCGAGCGACTTCATGTGCTCATCAATCTTATAGGCCTCATATGCCTGTGGAGTGATGAACTTCGGCCCCAGACGATTGATCTCTGAGTTGCGAATGAGCGAGAAGTTGTTAGATCCATCATTCATGTACTGAATATAAGCAAGTTTGTGTACACGCGCCATCTTGGTCTTAACTGCCGTACGTAGGAGCAGCTCTTGGTCGTCGCAAATAGGGAGGTACTCGGAGTAGTTTCCAATCTCATTCAGAACAGACCGCTTCCAGATGCGAGGATGGTTTGGAAGCCCCACAATGTGGCTGAGGGAGATGTTGTTGATATTGGGCGACGAGATCACATTCACCCACATATCCTGATGCTTCTGGCGGTAATACCCACAGTAGCCAAGCCCGAAGTGATCACCATACGTGTGGTTCGTGCGATTCTCGTGGAGAAGCGCCGCATCCATGTAGACGAATCCAACGTCAGGATCTGACTCGAACGCCTTCACAGCATCTGCAAGGCAGTCGGGGAGGATCTCGTCATCGTGATCCAGTTCCAGGACATACTTGCCGCGGCAGAGGGACGCTGCCTCATTCTTGACGTTCCCGATATTGCCGCTGTTTCTATCGCGACTATACAGGCGAATACGGGGATCATCAAAGACTGCCTCCCTAAGAAATTTAAAGTGCGCTTCATCTGGAGAGTCATCCAGCACAACCCATTCCCAATCCTTCATCGTCTGCCGGTTCAGGCTTCCATATGGACGATAGAACTTTGCGAAGGTATTGTAGCAGGTTGTGAAGACAGAAAAGACGGGACGAGTCCGTTCGTGAGGCATCAATACGTTGTGGATGTAGCAGTAGTTGATGCCACGGTTGAAATCCACAAGTGATGTGGACTGGAAGTGTATCCACCGCATCCGCATCCGGTTCACGAGGGATCCCATTGATGCATAGTACTCCTCCTCAGACCGTCCATAGGTGACGAGGATATGGTAGTCGCTGCTGAACATCTTCAGAATATCCTTGGGGTTAGACGTGATCTCCAACGTGCAGTCCAGCTTGTCTTCGCTCACGTTAAGGAATGTGTCAATGGCCGCATACTGCTCATGTCTAAAAAATAAGACCTTTGGGTATTTCATTGTATTCTGTTAGGTTGCTCCATGAAACCCTTTACTCCTTGAGCTCAGCGCGTAGCTCCACCAGCATCTTACCTAGCACGTTCTTGCCCGGCCACTTGGTCGGGTCTGCCGCCTTGGACGTATCCGCCGACGTCCCGATACCCCAGTACTTATCACGGGCAGACGCCTCACCAATCGGACGAATTCCCGTCTCGAGCAGCTTCGTCTTCAGATCTGGGTGCTGCATGAACTTGGCCTTGACAGCCGTGCGCATCACGCCATCCTTGGTCTTGTCCCACGCCTCCTTATCAAAGTCCGCCACCTTGCGCCCCAATGCCTTCACGGACTTGGCAGAGGGTGTCTTCAGGATCTTGGCAGCACTGGCGCCATCCCCGAACTGCTTTGCCTTTGCCCACTGGAAGTAGTGCTCCACCGTGGGGTACGTGATCGAGTCCACTTGGAAGGGCGCCTCATACATGTTGGACAACACACGCCACTCGCCCTTGCCCTCATCGGCTCCGAAGAACAGGACAGGCTGCTCGGCGCCACTAACAGCGACCTTGACAATCTTCTTCTTCTTTTTGGGCTCCTCTGCCTTAGTACTCTCCTCTGGCTTGGCCTGTTCAGACCGCTCGTCCTTGACCTCCGGTTCCGGCTCAGCAACCGGGATCTCCACCTCCTGCTTATCCTGCTTCTTGGGCTCCTTGGACCGCTCAAACACAAAGCTCCGGTGCAGGAAGCTGAATGCCTGGTGCTCCTGAGTCAGCAGGATATTGTTCTGATCTGCATAGTGGTCTGCGAACATCGTGCTCCCCACCAAATTGTATCCATGCTTCTTGAGAACCTCCGTCATCTTCTCAAAGGGCACCAGATACTCCTTCTGCGGCTGCTCAAAGCTCTCCAGGTGCACGGACACTGCCTGACCGAACTCCTCCGACCACCCCTGCTTGTCATCATACTCCTTGACGAACTCGCCAAAGACCTGCGTCCCCGACCGGAACATGTGGCTCTGCTTACCCATCAGCAGGGCGTAGACGGATGCACCATCCAGGCAGGTTCCGAAGAAGACACCCGTTCCGTGCTGCTCCAGGTTAGAGGCAAAGGCTTCGAAAGTCTCCTCGGACGCACATGCATAGTGGACCGCCATCTGGCACGAGATCACATCAAACTCCGTGTGCCCTGCAAAGGTCTCCAGATACGGCGTCGGTGCCGGTGTGGATCCCGATACGATGTTGGCATACTTGTTGTCGCCCTCAAACAGCGGCTTGGTCATGTCGCCGCAGATGAACAGGACCGGTGGAATGTAGTCCGTCGGGTTCGCAGCCTTCTCCTTCAAGTAGCGCACACACGCTCCCTGACGTGGCGAGGTAATGCAGGACATGGACGAGTCAATGCCCACGACCTTGGACGGCTTAGTCCGCTTCCACTTCAGCAGATCTCCTGCGCGTCCCACCGCCAACTCCAGCAAGGAATCCCCGTGCTTGATAGATGAGCGATACAGATCGTCCTTGATCCGATTGTGGAACCCGTAGACATCCCGCAGAATCCGGTCCCGTGCATCCAGGTTATCACGATAATACAGATCATCTTCGAAGGTCGCATCTGGCGGGTTCGCCACCAGGTTCTTGATCATCTCCTCTGTGATCGGCACGTGCATGTTCGTCCAGATCGCATCGGCAACTGCAATGTCATTGCCGAACTGGGGACGCCGCAGAACACGATACTGGTGCGTCTTGTCGTGGCGAGTCCGCATGATCGTCCAGCGACCCTTCTCCGTATCGTAGGAGCACTCAATGATCGTATTGTCCTCCACACGATTGCCCTCAGCATCCACAGGCACCCCACGATCATCCACGGGCACATTGATGATATGTGCATCCGGCGCACGAGGCACCGACGGCTGGAAGGGAGACGGAACACGATCACGTCCCCGATCCTCAGGCAGGAGCTCCGGCGGCTCATACTCGCCCGTCATGGTCTCGCAGGGATACACGATATCACCCGGTGTACGAGAGACGTGCAAAGTCCCCTTGACCACCCGCTTCCCGAGCGTAATGTCAAAGCTCTCGCCGTGCTTCAGCTTGATCAGGAAGTCAATGCTATTGTGCGATGCCGGCTTCCACTTGTAGACCGTCGTCCACGTCTTGCCCCTGCGCTCCGAGATCGGCGCGACCGGAGATGCCCGGGGCGTGAACACCAGTCCGTCGGTCGGATACTCAAAGTCTGTATTCAGGATCTTGCGGATTGCCTCCTGCATGGCCTCTCCATCTCCTGCCAGGAACATCTTGGTCACCACGCGCAGCGGCTTGGAGCCTACCTGCGACGTGAAGTCCTTCGGGATATCACCCACGAACGACCGAGCACAGCCCAGACGAGACTTGGACATGTCCTCCTCGGACAGGAACAGCGGCAGACGGCGCACGTCGCGGTTGCGGTACCAGTAGACGTCGAAGATACAGAACTGGTTGCGAGAAGCGAGATACTCGCCATCCAGAATGTCGCCAATGTGAATGTCATTGGTCGCCGTCAGACCCGTCCACGTGATCACGGAACTCGGCGTGAATCGCAAGACACGCTTGTCCCGCATCACCACCAGAAAGCAGCGCTCACCATCTGCCTTGTTCGTGACCGTGTAGCCGGACAGGATGCTATTCGGGCGATCCCCCATGAGGTGCCGACGCTCCAGCGTGACCGGGTTCAGGAAGGGCGTCCGGGTCATCTCAAACTCCATCTGGTAGCGGCGCAGATCAGACGCCGACAGGATGAACTGCGACCCCTGGAAGGCAGCGAGAACGGGCGTGATGTGGCGGATGACAGACGCAACAATCTCTGCCTCCGACTTGGTGCGGTCCACCACCTCCAGCTCCAGTTCGTAGACCGGGTTCTGCTTGAGGATATCTGCAAAGTCCTTGGTCTGCTTCGTCTTGGACTTGGTCTGCGAGAAGTCGTAGCGCACAATGCCATCCAGACTCGTCCAGCTCTTGCGGTGAATGACACGCACGTGGCTCGCCGAATCCATCGGGGCACCCGAGAAGTCCTTGCGCAGGTGCTCCTCGTGGCGCAGGGTGAGGCGAACACCTGCCTCGGGCACATCAATCGTATCCGACTTGCCCTTGATGGCGGTCACGACCTCAAAGTAGCGCCGCTTCCGCTCCACGTCGAGGGGGACGCCCCTAAAGCTTCCAGTTGTGCAGACCTTGAGGATGTTCTCAGCTCCAATGACTGCAACACGAAGCCCATCGGAGTAGGAGAAGGTGGCACGGTGCTCGTGAACGGGAGCACCTCGTGAATAGAGTTGGAGACTGTCCGAGATGCGATCGGCAACGTCCTTGGTGTGAATTTGGTTGTGAAGAATCTTGCATTCGAGCTCTGCGTGCTTGTCCTTCTTGACAAGTGCGGCGAACTCCTTCAGGCTAGCAAGTGCCGAGGTGGGGAGAAGGGTATCCATGGTTCCTTATCTTTATGCTTGAATCAAAAGCATCCATTTTACTTCAGCGCCCGCGCAGACAACACATGCATGAATAACATGTTTGTCACTGCGATCACAAGCACAGGCACTGAACGAATAAGCATCGACAACCCGGCATTTGTATTCACTGTCAGCAGGTAGATATCCAGGACAACCACAATCCCCGCAAGGATGGAGACGCCGATAAAGAGGACCCAATAAAACTGGCTAATCGACTCATTCGGGATATCCTTGGTCAAGTCTGACTCGGCGGGCATTTACCTTCTTTCATAGGTTTTTCTCTCTGCCTCATCGGCTTCCATCTGCTTGTGCTGGTCAAGGTAAAAAGTGACCATCTTCTCCATCTCAACCAGACACGCATCCGGCAGAACGTCCGAAGAGATCAGTACACCACTCTGTGTCTTGGTAAAGCTCTCGGTATACTTCTTGATGACATTGAAGATCTGAGCGTGTTCGTTTGCATCCAGCCGATCAAGCCTTTCCTTCAACGCTTCCTTTCGGCTTCTGTTCATCTTGCTCTGACGCAACAGTTCTCACCAGCTTCTTCCTACGCGGCTCACCAGATGCCTTGGTCTTCTCCACGTCCACGGTCACCACACGCCGCTCCTTATCACCCTCACCCACCGGTGCAGCAATCACATCCTGCGCCTCCGGCTCGGCAACCTCCTTGTGCTCGTCGGGACGTACGACCTGGCGCAGTTTCCCCAAGACTACAATGGACTGATCACCCTGCTGGAACCGGGCGCCCACGACATCGAACTCAATGTCATGTCCAATTTCCGCCTTGTCAAAGTCGGCGTTTCCGATATGAAGGTCTCGAGGCAGCAGCACCTTGATCGGCGACGTTTCAGCGTGAAGACCAATCTTGCTCTTGAGCACGACAGGCGCCTTGAACACCTGACCCGCGTGAGGGAGGCACAGGTCGGCCTGAAACCGGACAGAGTAATCCAGACCGCCCTTCAGGATGTTGGTGCGACCGAACGAGTGCTCGACGATGGTGATGCTGCGAGGCTGCACATACCCCTCTGGAAGACAGATGCCCTCGTACTTGTGACGGAGCTGGGCAACCAGACTGGCGTGGATATTACGCTGCAAGAAACGAGCGTCTACATGAACGTTCCGAGTGAGCTCACGACGTTCATAGAGAGAGTTGGTATCCATTGTGCCCCCTTGTGTGTTTGAGTGAAGAGTTTTCATTTTAGTTCAACGGCGAGTGCGGCGACGACCACCCTTCTTGTTCGTGCGCTTCCGAGACTGGTGTCCACGAACAACACGCTGAATGTCCGTGGCGGCACCCTGACGACGAGCCAGTTTGAGAGCGGCACGGGCCTCGGCGAGACTCGGGTTATTGTGATAGCTCGGCTTGGGCGGCATTTATACACTTATGGCAAACTATTTGGGTCCAGCTCGAAGACGAGCCAGAACGTCCTTCTTGACAGCCTCCTCGCCCAACACCTCTAGTTCCTCCGGAGTATACCAGACGATATTGTGTTCCTCCCGCGCAAGGAGCTCCACATACGTGTTCAGCTCGGCTCCAGCCAACGCACCCGCACCGACTCCCTTCTCGTCAATGTAGGTGGCGACAACCTTCATCTTGGAGACCGGGTTGCCACCTGTACCTGCGACAGTTGGCATGAATGACTTGGCACCAATCACACGCTTCGGAACGCCATCTGCTACTTCAGACAGGGAGACGGTCAGCACACCATTGGATGCGATGGATGCAAACATCTTCTCGCGATCCGCAACGAACCGATCCTTCAGCTGCTTCACCCAGTCGTTATACTTGGTCAGGTCTTCACCCGTGAGCTCCTTCATGGCGCCGGTAACAATAATGTCCGAGTCCGGCACCTGCAACCGATCCAGAAAGGGCAAATCAGGCTTGGTGGCAATATACGCCTTCTTCTCTGCAGCCGTGAACTGGTGGTCAAAGATATAGCCATTCTTGACCTTGTCCGAGAACCGAGTACCGGCATCCTTAGGCCACTTGAAGGCAATGCGCCGCTTGTCAAGGACGTCATCCTCCAGCTGCGCAGGAGCCTCGGGTTCTTCCTCGGGTTCGGGCAGGTCGATCTCCACGCGCTTGGGAGGACGAGTCGTGCGCTCCACCACCGTGCTATTCGGGACACCCAGCGGTGCCAAGGCATACAGATCCCCCTTGGATTCCAGCAGAGATGCACGACCGAAGGAATCCGTGAAGCGGAAGGACGTTGAGATTGCCTGTTGCAGAGTATAGATCACGACATCCCGGCTGAAGGGACGGAGGGCTGCAAAGAGCTGCTCACGATCCCAGATAGACTTGTCTGTGAAGAGCTTTCCGAGCTTGGTTAGAATCTCATCCCGTGAATCCACGTAGGTTGACAGCGGACGAGCGTGATCAGGATCCGGCACCGACTCGTTGACCTTGCACTGCTCGACATCCGGAGCCTCATCGAATGCAGGTGCCATCATTCCCTTCAGGCGATAGACAACCTCTTCATGTCCCTCATCCCGAATCTGGGGAACCTCCAACTCTCGCCAATCTGCAGGGAGTGCCACCTGAATCGGACAATCCATTGCAGACTCTGCCAGAACCTTGCGGACCTTGGCAATGCGCATCCCCTTCGCCTCCACACGAGTGCGATACGTATACTCGTCAAAAGCTTCCCGCTCCGCATCTGGGCGAACCACGTGGAGATACACCGTGCAGTTCTGTTCCTTGGGAGGCAGATCTTGGTGGCTGCAGGTGCGCAGAGCACGACCCACAACCTGCTCAATACGGCTCATATTCCACCAGGGATCCAGAATGTGCACCTGACGAATGAAGCGGAAGTCAATACCCTCTGCAGCCAGCGGACTCGTGACCACCACCTTCACCTTCTCACCATGAACGTTCGTGCGGCTCTTGACGGCATCCAACATGCTGCTGATCTCGGCATCCGATGCAGCGGAGGAGATCAGAATGTACTTGCCCTTGGATGCACCCACATGCGAGGACTTCTTGAACAGCGTCTTGCCCCGATGAGGCGAGTACCCGTGCTCTTCCAGTGCCATGGCAAACAGACGAGCACCACGCTCCACATAGTTGGAAAAGACCAAACATACACCGCTGGACTCCTGAATGGACTTGAGGACACTGACAAACTTGGACGAGTACTTGGGCAGGTTCTCGGGCGTCAAGAATGCCTCTCCCGCATACGTGAACTGCTCCTTGGATGTCTTGAAGGTCTGCGCAAATGTCTTGTCGCCAGGAAAGACGGACACGGTGGGCGCCATCATGGCAGCACGTTTCGCATCCGCCACATCCCGCACTCCCGATGTCAGAATCCGCAGCTGTTCGCCTTCAGGCTGCGAGGCAACCAAACTCAGATACTTGATCCGCTGTGCAGGTGTGATCGGTTGGTTATTGAAGCTACGAGCCAGAGCGTCCTTGTCCGCAATCGTCGGCGGCGGCAGACGGAAGGGAAACGTGAAGGGACTCTCACCCTTGGCGTAGGACACGTAGTCTTGGCACCACTCACGGAACGTCTTCTCCGAGTCGCCCTCCTTCAGAGACGCATCGTCATTGAAGAACTGAGATGCCTTCAGTGTCGTGCTGAACGGCTGCTTCCGCTCGTTCCATAGAAAGAGATTCATGAAGAAGATGATCTCCTCGTAGGTGTCGTACATGGGTGTAGCCGTCAGCAGCACCAGCACCAGTCCCTCCGCGACCTTGACCAGACGCTCCAGATTAGCGGCGATCGTCGTCTCCTCCGTCGTGATATTGTGCGCCTCGTCGATAATGAGCAGACGGTTATCAAAGTTCTCGTGAATCCAGTCCTCGTCAATGTCCGCCTCCGTTCCCGTGAGCTTGGACTCGATCACGGCACCGAAGGAGTTGTACGGCTGAAACTCGTAGAACTCATTGATGATGCGATCGGACGTTCTCTCCAGCCGCGCCCTCACCTCCGGATTCTCCCAGTTCTTGGGCTCGGACTCGATGCGCAGCAGCATGTCCAAGTAGCGGCGACCCGTGCACTGCTTGGAACTGAGCGTATCACTTGCCTTATCCAGGTAGACGCGACTCATATCAAAGATCTGTGTGCGGAAGTTCTCCTGCACTGCACGAGAGGCAACCACCAGGACCTTCTTGTCCTGAAACTCGGGGCGCAGGATATACTCTTCGGCAATCTGAATACCCGTGCAGGTCTTGCCCACACCCGTTCCATGCACCATGAGCAGATTGCGAGTAGGTGAGTCAGGCGACAGAATGCGCCGAAGGAGACGCTGCTGCGGTTGGAGCGTATACTCCTTCCCCGAGGATGCACACATCTTGGTTCGCAGTGCGTTCAGTGCCTCCAAGCTCGCTCCGGGCAGGGAGGGTGTTTGGATTTCTGCGAGTTCAGGATGTGTCAAGTTGACCATTACTTTGTTTCCCTATTATTTAGCAAAGATGCCTTCCTCACCTCCCGAGCCTCCTCCGCCCGATGCAAACACAGGTCCCGCCAACAGTGATACGACCACGACATCTACGGTGCTCAGCACGGGTGCAGTCGTGAGCCTCGTGTTTGTTGCGATCTGGTACTTTGTGTGGAATCTCGGAGCCGCCAGCCTGTCCTATGCAAAGTATGGATCGATTGGCTGGGCGATCCTTGACTTCTTCTTCGCCCCGCTCTACTATCCCTATTATGCACTGGTCCTGAATACCCCCACGGCAACCGTCATGGGTGGACGTCGGCGTACGAAGCTGTGGTAGTTTGTTTCGGTGATGTAAGTAATGGCAGCAGCAGCGGCAGCAGCAGGAGCAGGAAGCGCCAATGACCAACTCCTGTCCAATATGGCGTTTGCGGACGGGAATCATGACTTTGCTAAGAAACAGGCCGGTCCGAACAAGGCAGTCGGCGTGTTTAATCAGGCGGTCTTGGTGAACAAGAATGACAATCTAAGTGAGGAGGGGTGCATGAACACGGTAGGAGGCAATGCGGGATTCAAGGATCAGGTTCTCGGACTCGCCAATGACGCAACCATGTCCTTTCGAACCATAACGGGCGTAGAGTTTTACATCAAGGCAGTTGACTTGACAGAGGCAGACGTGGGAGAGCAGCTGGTGAATCGATGTGGAATTGACAATGCGGTTCTCGTGGTGGATACGGTGTCTCTCCAGCTGTTTGAGCGTCTGTCGCAGGGTCCCAGATCCGAGATCAAGGTCGGATACGCCTACACGCCGGAAAGCGAGAACGATCCGGCCTCCAAGGTGGCACCCAGTGATCCGATGTTCAGACCCAGCGAGACGACGGGTGTCCGCTTGTCGTCGCATACGCAGACGAGTGGGCCGATCGTCTACCCGGGCAGAATCCCCTTCAATCCCGCTACGCCGACAAGCAACTTCCATTCCAAGTATACCTTCACCTTGTCCAAGCTCCGCAACTATGGATTCATGAAGAAGATTTGGCACCGAGCGGTCAATGTGACCGTGTCCAGTGGAGCAAGTGTCCAGGAAAGCCCAGATGCAAAGGCGGCGAACTCCATTGCCTCCCTGCTCAACTCGGTTCTCGCAAGTGCACTCAAGAAGGCCGCCAAGCTGACGGCGGGTGAGATCTTCAGCGTGAATGCGGCCTGGGCACGGAAGCGGTCAGGGGATTGGCTTCAGGTGCTCAGCTGTCTGTCTCTGCTGCTGCAATCCTTCGACCCCCCACTTCCTACCGACATGCGTCCCTACTTTGTGTCCTATGACTACATTGCATTGTCCTATGCACTCGCGATGGGCGTGGATACGATCTTCTTTCCTGCGCCCACCAAGGAGCACCCGAATCCGGCACGTATCCTTGTCTTCAGCACCCGTCAGTTCCCCGGCGTGGACCCGGCTGTTGAAGCAGCAAAGAGGGCTGCAGAGGCCGCTGCTATTGCTGCAAAGAAGGCTGCGAAGATTGCTGCATGCACAGCCACCGTCACGAAGGAGAAGGTGAATGCGATCCTTGACTTTGCGGATGCTTTCAAGGTGAACATTGAGGCTGCGAAGAATGCTTACCTGAGTACGATCCAGACGGGTGATTTCAAGGGTGGACCTCCCCAGCAGTTCCAGGCTGCAGTCCAACAGGGACTTCACTACGCACACACATCCTTCGAAACAGATCCAGATGACATTCTTGCCGAATTCGCGCCATTGCGGGCATGGGCAGCAGACCCATCGGCAGCGTGGCCAGCCGATCAGAATATCTGCGAGAAGGCATTTGCCGTGGAGGTTACGGAGGCTGACATGCTCAAGCACAACAACGAAGCGAAGCTGCCTAACAACTTTGTGACGCAGTTCAACAAGCGCCAGGAGATCCAGCATCTGGACAAGTGGTTCACTCAGGCGACTGCATCCGCATTCTCACGCCGCATTGCTACCCTCATTGCAAACAAGTCCGTTGACAAGGATATCTATTCGTTCCTGGCCTATATCGCACGGGTGGATCGGGCATCGCCCATTCGTGAGGTTCTGCTCACATGGGCTCGGACAAAGGGCAAACCTGCTGCGGATACGATGGCAGACGGGAATGCAAAGAGGGCCGTCCTGGATCTGTATCGTGCAATGGAGCAGTACCTTGACACCTCCCCAGGCGATGCTCCGGCAATGAAGAACACTGCAGATGCACCGGAGTCGGTTGCGGCCGTTGTGTCGGCTATTCAGGACAATGAGGCGGTTGAATCGACAGAGGTCATTGATCTCGCAGACAACACAGAAGACCCACTGGTGCACAGCGGTGGACGTCGTCGCACATTCCGGAGAGGTGGTTGGAAGGAAGACAGGGCTGCACGTCGGTTTGCAGTCCTCCCCAACATTCTTGCGCTGTATCCCCTCCTGGCTGGACACATTGCTGCACAGAGACCGGTTGCGGGCGCACCGGTCGTCGTGGCTGCACGTAATGAAGCTCGAGAGGCGGGCGCCCCTCAGGCGCGGCAGCCCGGAATGCCGTCTGAAGCTGTCCTCACCGCAATCGCCGCAGCGGCCAAGGAGAAGTATCCGGACACATCTGCCCAGGTTGGTGGCGGTGGCGCCAGTCAGGCGGATCTGCTCCCCGTCTACGTGATGCTGGAAGCGTTAGCCACTCAGGTTGGTCCTGATCTGGATAACTCCCCTGATCTCTTTCTGTACGAGCGGTTGTTTGCGTTCTTGAAGATCGCGTCGGCGGCGGAAGGGCTTGGATACATGATGCGGGAAGTCCTGATCACGATGGTGCGCACAAGCACGGGGCGTCCGATTGTGGAAAAGGCGCTGGGATCATCAATGTCGTTCTCGCTTCTGTGCTCTGCGTTAGCGGGACATGTGTGCGGTGAAATTGATGGTTTGGATGAAGCGCCAGGAGTCGCGCTGCTGACCGATTCGAAGAATATGGCGACTTTACAAGGGATGTACTCCGACGCAGCAGACCAGGCTCAACCCATCACAACTGAGGATGTGCAGACGCTCAAGGCAGAGGTAGCTGAAAAGATTGTGGCCGCCGGCCCCCCTGCAGAGGTGGCGGCACCGGCACCGGCACCGGCACCGGTCGTGGAGACGGCAGATGACCTATTTGTGTGGCCGGTGGGTACGACGGCGGATGAACAAGTGCCTGGATGGCGCCCGTCTCCTCCAGAGAAGGAGGAGGATCTTCCCGACACTGCACTGAACACGCCCATCCCAGGTGGGCGCCGTCGCCGTCGCCGCAGTCGCCGCAACACCCGCAGTTTCTTGCCTCACGATCGCTATAGAACTCATCACCACATCTGAAGATCGCTCAGCTGGAGACCGCACGACGACGTCTCACCCTCGAGCTTCTGATTGACCTCCTCCAGTGTCTTGTCATCGGGCAGCTCATCCTGTCCGTCAGGCAGTCGGGACTCATCTACCAGGATATCCACAAAGCCCGTGCCGCAAGGAGGCTTCTGACCAAACATGATGTTCGCAGACACACCCCGCATCGTATCAAACTCAGCACCCATTGCCGCATTGAACATGTTCTTGCTGGTCTCCTCAAACGAGGACCGAGCCAGAACACCCGTCTCGTTCTTGTTCATGCCGAACCGGTTCACCGCCACAATCCGACCACTGAAGGTCATGCTGTCCACCAGCACCGAGAGGTGGTGGTAGTTCACCTTCTCCTGCACGAAGACCTCAGAGCACTCCTCAAAGATCGCCAGACGAGCCGCCTCAATGCCGAACACATCATTGATCTCGTGGATATCGTTCGAGAAGGTGCGGGTCCCGTCCGCACCGGGGAACACCATGAGCTGGTACATGTTGGTACCATCCACATCCAGCACATACTGCTCCTTCTGTGAGTAGCCGCCCACCTTCTCATCGTAGATCAGCTCATTCTTCACCTTGCGGAGATGCACACCACCCACACCATCCACGCCCGTGAGCACCGTATCCAGGATCTTGTCCTCCAGGAACCGCAGCTGCGTCGGCGTCTTGATCACATTCTCGTCAAAGGTCAGACGCAGAATCAGCTTGGACGCCTCGGCATTGGACAGCATCGCCTCCGCCTTGACGTTCTTGCCGTCGCCGATCGAATGCATACACTCCAGGATCTTCAGGGGCGAGTTCCGCAGCTTGGCCTGAACCTCCGTCAGATCCAGCACGTTGCGGGATGCCATCTCCAGATCATTCAGCTCCAGGCGCATGATCCATGGGGATGCACACGATGCCTCATTGGCTACTGTGAACTCCTGATAGAGTGCCAAGACCTCTGCGTCCTCCTCTACGACCGTGCCCGTGGATGGCGGATCGTAGTAGATGCGCACTGACTTGGTAATGTCCCGCAGGGTCGTGCGCTGGATCTCCTTCATCTTGGAGATGACGGCATCCTGGTCATACGCAAACTCCGGCTGGAGGTAGACCGTGTTGCCCGGACGCTTCGGGTTCGCAGATGCAGACAGCAGCTCCTCCAGACGAGGCACACCTGAGGTCGCGTTGGCCTTGGCTGTACCTGCCGAGTGGAAGGTGTTCAGGGTCAGCTGCGTCGTCGGCTCACCAATCGACTGAGCAGCCAGAGCGCCCACCATCTCACCCGCGTGAACCAGACTCTTGATGTAGCGGAAGCGCACATCGCGCATCAGCTCATCAAACAGCGCCAAACTGAGGCGGTGCACGACAATCGCCTTCTTCGGTGCCAGGTAGAAGCGCAGGAGTGCGTGGAACACCTTGCTCTGTGGGAACTCCTTGATGAACCGGTTCAGGGCACCCACCACGTGCGCAGGTGTCAGATCCGTCTTGGTGGCATAGGTGTTTCCATACTTGGTCAGCAGACGCTTGAGATTGACGGGTGCGAGAACCGTGTCATTCTTGCGGGAACGGAACACGGACTTGACAAACAGATCCCGGTCGGCGATCAGCTCCTCGACCAGATCTGGCGTCTCCTCCACAGACTCAGTCAGGAACGGGTTCACATCGCTCGGCGTCAGTGCATAGTCCCGGTAGATGTTCTCCAGCGTCATCAGAGGCAACTCACAGGTCTGCGACTCCACGGCCACCGTATCCACACCATCCTCACCGTAGACGAACTGGATGACCGAGCCCGTCACGTTGCGGACCGTGCCATCGTGCTCCACGTGCTGATCCTCCATGGACTTCATCAGGCGGCGCTGGATATAGCCCGTATCAGAGGTCTTGACGGCGGTATCAATCAGACCCTCACGACCAGCCTGTGCGTGGTAGAAGAACTCTGCAGGCATCAGACCATCCACAAAGCTGTGCTGGACAAAGCCACGAGACTCCACACCATCGTCATACCGAGCAAAGTGGGGCAGAGTACGATCCTGCAGCGTATACTGCACACGCTTACCCTCAATCAGCTGCTGACCCAGCAGCGCCACCATCTGCGTGATGTTCTGCTCACCACCCTTCGATCCCGAGTCAACCATCTGCACAATGCGGTTCGCCTTGTCCAGTGATCCAATCACCTTCGTGTTGATCGAGGCCGCAACGTCCTTCATAGCAGAGGAGATGTCATCCTCCAGCTGCTCACCATCGGAGAGACCCATCGTGTTCACGAACTGTCCGGCGTGAACCGCCGACAGGATCTTTGCCACCTTATCCCGTCCCTTTGCCAGTTCCTCCGCAACGAACTCGCGTGTGACCTGGTTTGCAATCAGATCCGACGTGCCCACTGAGAAGCCAGTATACAGGTTATACTGGGTCACGATGGACTGGATATCATTGATCAGCTGACCCGCGCGTTCAGGGCCAAAGTCAGCGTAGATCACGTGGAGGAGACCGCTCACGCTACCCTTCTGCAGGACATTGCCCTGCTCGAGCTGTCCATTCTTCAGATTGATACGACCCTTGTAGTTCATGACCGGGAACGCCGTCGAGATCAGCTCACTGCCCGTCCACGGGCGATCCTTGCGAGAGAACGGCAGCTTCAGTCGAGCCAGGATGTTCATGGCAATCGGCTCCGGTACCTCAATGCCTGGCTGCGTGATGCGGTAGGCACCTGTCATGGTGTCCTGAAACAGCTGGATGATCGGTCCATTCGTACGAGGACTGATGATATTGCGCAGAACCGAAGCAATGTAGCGCAGCTCCGTCGCCGATGCAATACTCTGCGGCACGTGCATGTTCATCTCATCACCATCGAAATCAGCGTTGTAGGGGCGGGTCGCTGAAACGTTCAGGCGGAAGGTCGAGTAGGGCAGTACCACGACGCGGTGCGCCATCATGGATGCCTTGTGCAGAGACGGCTGACGATTGAACAGCACAATGTCCCCGTTAATCAGGTGGCGGTGCACCACATCACCCTCGCGGATATCAATCGTCTCTGGGTTCACGTAGCGCAGAGAGACGGTGCGATCATCGGCCTTCAGGTAGACTGACTTGGCGCCCGGGTGCTTGTCCGGACCATTCTTCACGTAGCTGAGCAGACGATCCCGGTTGTAGGGGCTGACAATCTCGGGGAAGGTCAGGTTCGTGGCAATCTCCTCCGGCACACCGAGCTCATCCAGCTCAATGTTCGCATCGGGCGTAATGACCGACCGAGCCGAGAAGTCCACACGCTTTCCCATCAGGTTGCCACGCACACGTCCAGTCTTGGCGCCGAAGCGGGACTTCAGGGTGCGTAGAGGACGACCCGAGCGCTGGGCAGAGGGATCCATTCCCTTGATGTCATTGTCCACGTAGGTCGCCACGTGATACTGCAGGAGAGCCGTATACTTGTCCAGCACCTCTGCCGACTCCTCCTTCTCAATCTTCTCACGGATCTTGTCGTTTGCTCGGAGGATATTGATCAGCACGTGCGTCAGATCGTCCTCCATGCGCTGGTTGTCGTCCATGACCACCGACGGGCGAACCGTCAGGGGCGGGACAGCCAGCACCGTGCACAACATCCACTCGGGACGAGCAAACTCCGGGTTCAGACCGATCAGGCGGCAATCAGCGTCCGTGATGCGCTGGAAGGCACGGAGGATCATCTCCGCCTGGAGATTGATCGGCTCTGCAGTCGGATCTAGCAGCTGTCCCTCCAGAGTCGCCGCCTTACCCAGGACCTTGGCGATCTTCTTGAAGATAGGCGTCTCGCAGTGGGGGCACTCAAACGGCTCATCCTTCTTGGGCGTAGGACGGAGATCACGCACCTCCTTGAACCGAGACAGACCTGTAGACTTCAGATCCTTCACACTCTCCTCCGACGCCAGAGGCTTGGAGCAGTTCAGGCAAATCACGTTTGCCAACTTCTCTACCATATCGAAGAACTGGTACAGGTAGACCGGGCGACCCAGACGGATATGACCAAAGTGGCCAGGACAGAACTGGTTCGTCTGCTTACACGTGGGACACACCTTGCCGTTTTCAATGACGCCAAAGCGAGCATCGAAGACGCCATTGGGGATGGGTTGATTGTTCTGGTAGGTCTTGTCGGTGGTGACCTCCACGACGGAGCGCTTGAGGAGATTCTCGGGGTTGGAAATGCCGAACTGGACACCGACGATAGTATCACCCATGGTTAGTATCTCTTACTCTTGTGTGTAGACTATTCCGTTTTGCTCAGAACCACCTGTAAATGCGAGACCATAGGGAAGAGCTTGTGATGCACACGAGCGACCCACTCCAACCACAGAATGTTCGTCGCCATCGTGCTGATGAGTAGCAGAGTAAAGATCGTCAACTCTTGCGACGGCTGTAGCTTGAACAGCTGCAGCACAGGATCAATGAAGCTTGCGGTGTCTCCAATCAGCTTCTGCTCCACCTTGGAACTCACACATCCATTGAAGAGTACGTGTTGCAGCCAGACACACGTGACCAAGAACAGGGTCGCCGTCTGCAGCCAAAACGCAGGGTAGACCAAGTGCGAGAAGGCAACCAGAAAGATCAGCGCATAGCCCAGAAAGTAGTGGACAATGCGGAGGATTCTGCCCTTCTGCGCATCGTCCGTTTCCCAAAAGATCACCTTATGAACTGCCCACTCCCAGTGTTCCACAGCCCAGGCTTCCATTACTCTGTATAGTGTAGAGAGTGTTTGAGATACAGCACCGCAAGAGCTGCCGCCATGGCGTTCAGTACGCAGTAGGTCGTGTCCTCATGTGTGTGGTCATAGTTGGTCCCGAACAGGTGATCCAGTACATCCGGTCCGTAGTTGACCCGAGTGTCCTTGTGGTGGCGACCATGAGTGGTGGATCCGACCACCGAGTAGTTGATCATGTGAATGGAGATCCACATGAACGAGCCCAGCAGCACAATGCTCGTCGGAATGAAGTGGAAGCCCGTTGCAGACTGGACCCAGATTGGCAGGAACGTCCAAAAGAACAGCTCCCACACCGTCTCACTAAGGAGTTCAAGACTCCGATTCGTGATGGGCTTCGGGATGCCGTGATGTCCCCAAATGTGAAAGACGGGATAGAGCACAGCCGAGTTCGTAGGGATCCAATGCAGTGCACGATGCGACCAATAGAGCCACATCGGCATGAAGACAATGCCACTCAGCAGATACAGCGGATCACAAGGATGCGTGAGCAGATACGCACACCATGTGAAGACAGCGCCCATCAAGAGGTGTCCATGTTCAATAAAGTCGGCGACGCGGTGCCGAAAGGACATTGTGATTACCGAAGAGAAAAGGAGACCTCCCAGAACTCGTCATTGCTGAGAATGCGCTTCACGGCGCCGTGGTCGTAGGTGTCGTTGAGCTTCTCCACGAACTTCTCGTACTCTTCGCCCCGCTTCTGCTTGAACAGTACGCCCTGCTTGAAGCGTGTGGAGCGAATGACCAGCAGGATGTCCTTTGCGAGATCGGAGGTGTCCTGTGCAAGAATGTCATACTCTCGTTCGTCGTCCTTCAGCTGGCGGACAATCGATGACCAGTGATCCAGTGTAAGATAGTAATCCATCTTTACTTATACACGTAATAGAAAGTGACCGTCGATATTCCGGGTGCACCAGATAAGGTATTGAAGGTTGCAGCCACCGTCCATGACGATCCGCTACCGGCTACACGTGTGTCTATAATTGGGTAGTTTGAGAAGGATGGCTCAACACCATTGATAACCATACTCGTTGCAGCCACACCCGGTGAGTATGTCGCAGTCGAGGTTGTGTTCAATGGGTAGGATATAATGATAACGCCTGAGCCGCCTCTGGCACCAGGACCAGTACCAGTTGTACCTCCGTCGCCCCAGCCTCCTCCCCCTCCGCCTCCTGTAGCTAGGACTCCGTCCGTTGGCGATATGCGAGTACTTGTTGTGTCTGTGTAGCCGCCATTTCCAGCGTTTGAACCGCCGTAGGCTCCACGGGATATGTTTTGATAGGTAGCGCCACCCCCTCCACCGCCGCCGTACCATACGCCATTATATAGATATGCGCCGCCGCCCGCGCCACCAATGTATCCGCTTTCAAAATTAGAAGAGGCACCGCCAACGGACAGCGCACCCCCTCCTCCGCTCCCGCCGGCTATGAACGTGTTTTTGCCCCCATTATTCCCCAGATTCTGAACCGTAGTTCCAGCTGGATTTGTCCCGGTAACTGTGCCTAATATCGATGTACCGCCATTGTTCGATCCCGCGCCACCACCGCCGCTACCACCATTGCCACCAGTCGCCCCCGGCGGGGACGGGGTCGGGCCGCTCCCGCCCTTGCCCCCTCCCTTTGCACGAAAGGATGTAACACCAAACAAAACCCATGCAGCATCTAAGCCAGTCCCGTTAGCATTCGTGTAAGCTGGATCTACACTCATTGAATACGATCCCGGCGTCAGACTGGTAATATTGACTAGAAGCACCCCTCCACCACCACCACCACCACCGCCGGTGCCGCTGCCGCTGCCGCCGCCGCCACCTGCACCCACGAGCAGGATTTGGATGACGTCGTTATTAGGATTCGAATTCAAGGTAAAAAACTGAGTCGACGTGAAGGTGTGGTACTTGCGTCCGCCCGACGTTGTGATCGTCCCGCCCGTTGCATCGATCGAACCCGCCGACACAACGGATGCCGACCCTGATCCCATGGTGTATTCAACGCCTATTGCAGGACCCTGTACACCCTGATCGCCCTGAGATCCTGCGGGTCCCCTCGGTCCCTGTGGTCCCTGTGATCCAACGCCTCCAAGTGCACCTGTATCGCCCTGCGCACCCTGTACTCCAGCCGCTCCTTGCGGCCCCTGTACGCCCTGAGATCCCTGAACACCAGTAGACCCCTGGACGCCAGTATACCCTTGAGCGCCTATCGTTCCCTGTACGCCCGTCGGTCCCTGTACGCCCGTCGGTCCCTGTACGCCCGGTGTACCTACAGGACCCTGTGGGCCCGTGACGCCCTGTGGGCCCGTGACGCCCTGTGGGCCCGTGACGCCCTGAAACCCCCGAGCCCCCTGTGTTCCCTGAACGCCGATCGCGCCCTGTATGCCCTGAAATCCCTGCGACCCCTGTGGGCCCTGGACGTTTGCAACCCCCTGTACGCCCTGGGAGCCCTGTACACCCTGTGGCCCCTGAAACCCCTGTGTGCCCGTGGCGCCCTGGAATCCCTGTGAACCCTGTGCCCCTACGTTTCCCTGTGTACCTACTGGACCCGTGGCATTCTGAAACCCCTGCGAACCCTGAACCCCCTGCGCCCCCTTTACGCCCTGTGCCCCTTGTACTCCAGCACCCTGTGTGCCCTGGTACCCCTGTGTGCCCGTGACGCCCTGCGGCCCCTGTACACCCTGCGACCCCTGGAAGCCAATCGTACCCTGTACACCTTGCACACCCATGGTGCCCTGTGTTCCCACTGCGCCTTGGGCGCCCGTGAACCCAGTAGTTCCAGTGTAGCCCGTAGATCCAGTATACCCAATGTAGCCGGTCATTCCAGTATTACCCGCAATTATGTGTCTAGGCCCTTGAACTCCCTGGTACCCTGTAGTCCCTCTCGCCCCCTGAGTACCTTGTGATCCACTGGATCCGGTTGTACCCGCCGGTCCAATGGGTCCAGTGGGTCCGGTCAAAACTGAAGTACCCGTGTATCCAGTGACACCCGACACTCCAGTGACGCCCGTTGCACCTGTTATCGCCGACCGTCCCGCATAGCCGGTAGGCCCAGTTGCGCCCGATGCACCCGTTGGTCCAGTTGCACCCGTATTGGCGAGTTCACCACTTGGTCCAGTATATCCATATAGACCCCTGCGCCCCGTCGGACCAGCTGCACCCGTGTATCCAGTAGGACCCGTTACCCCGGATGGCCCAGTTACGCCCATGAAACCTGTAAATCCAGTTATGCCCGTCGCTCCCGTGGTTGCAGACGCTCCACTGGCTCCCTGCGCACCCCGGGCACCCACTGGTCCAGTGAAGCCAGTGTCGCCAGTGTATCCGGCCGGACCTGTCAATGCCCCGGTAATATAGGTTGCAGGGGTGCTACACGACGTTGAAGGATTGGGGGAATAGGAGGTGTACATTCTTACTAATTCACGGCGTAATAATACAGCGTATATCCTGCGGTCGTACCTGTGCCCGTTCCAATCAGTTTTTGGACAATGTCCCAGTTGGGGCCTGGACTCGAAGTCGGATACAGTGCCGTAATGCCCCCTACATTCGCAGCTCCAGACGTGTTGCTTGCGCCCTGAATGAATATTGCCTTGGTAATTGGAACTGTAGTTGATGCAGTCTGAGTCTCAGGAGTCGACGCGCTAAGAGCGGTAAACGATGTCGTATTGGATCCGAGCGTCAGAGTGGTTGTAGGCCCCTGATTACCCTGAGGCCCCTGGGCTCCGCTTGGCCCAGGTACGCCCTGCGGTCCCTGTGACCCGTTTGTTCCGTTTAGTCCCTGGCTTCCAATAGCACCCACAGCTCCCTGCGGTCCCTGAACGCCCTGCGGTCCCTGAGACCCTACAGAGCCCTGGGGGCCGGTCGGTCCCTGAAATCCCTGGGGCCCCTGCGCTCCGGTTGCACCCTGTACGCCCTGGTTTCCCTGTGGACCGGTTGCCCCCTGCGACCCCTGCGACCCCTGCGAACCGGTTGGTCCCTGTGCGCCCTGAAATCCCTGGGGGCCGGTCGGTCCCTGAAATCCCTGAGGCCCCTGCGCACCAACGGACCCCTGTACGCCCTGGTTTCCCTGTGGACCGGTTGGACCCTGAGTCCCGGTCGGACTTGATCCTTGTACGCCCTGCGTCCCCTGGTATCCCTGGGGGCCGGTCGGCCCCTGTGTGCCCTGAAATCCCTGCGGCCCCGTGGGTCCCTGAGCACCAACGGAACCCTGTACACCCTGGTTTCCTTGGCTTCCAGCTGGTCCCGTGGGTCCCTGTGTGCCCTGAAACCCCTGCGACCCAGTGGGTCCCTGTACGCCCTGTATGCCCTGAAACCCCTGCGGCCCCTGTACGCCCTGAAATCCCTGGGGGCCGGTTGGACCCTGTGTGCCAACAGGTCCCTGTACACCCTGCGTACCCTGAAACCCCTGCGGCCCCTGTACGCCCTGGGAGCCCTGTACGCCCTGTGGACCAGTGGGTCCCTGAAACCCCTGCGTTCCCTGGGGACCAGTTGGACCAATAGGACCAATGGCGCCCACCGGGCCAACGGGACCAGTGAACCCCTGCGGCCCCTGTACACCCTGAAAGCCCTGAGTTCCAGCCGGACCAGTGGGGCCTTGGACACCCTGGACACCAGTCTGACCTGTATAGCCAGTAGCTCCAGTTGGTCCTGTCGGACCCGTGTATCCAGTATAGCCAGTATACCCAGTGACACCCGTGAAGGTGACGGATCCAGGAATGCCCGTGTGACCCGTGGGACCGGTGACCGTAGATGCGACACCTGTTGGACCCGTGTTCGTCGCCGTACCCGCGGCACCCTGCGGTCCCTGTAGGCCCTGCGGTCCCTGTACACCCTGCACAGTGCTCGTAGGCCCCGTGACGCCCGTGTATCCCGTATTACCAGTATATCCCGTTGGACCCTGAGCACCCTGGGGTCCAGTAGGTCCCGTATTGGTCGTGGCTCCCGCAATACCTGTGAATCCCGTGGACCCTGTTGGGCCGACCGAACCTTGTGCTCCCCGCGCCCCCTGTGGTCCCACGGGACCTGCACATGCATTGGGGACGTTTGTAACAATGCCCACTCCGGGTACGTACCGTGAGAGGAACGAGCTCATCTTGTTCTTTCTGGGTGTTAAAAAACATTCACGAGCTGCGCGATGTCCCTAGAAGCAATCAACCTGGATACCTACATCGTGTATGTGCGGTGAATCTGTCTGGAAGTGGACACTCAGGTAGTCGCCCGGGGCAAAGTCCACAGACGTGTTGTAATATGTGCCCACAAGCGGGGTTCCGCTGAGAGTAACGGCGATCGAGGTGGCTCCGTTCGGCGCAACTGGATAGGTTCCCGTCGTGGCTCCCGTTGAGTTCTTACAGACCGTGATCACGGTGGTATGCCCTGCGCCCGGACCCAGTGCGCAAAAGACTGTCAATCCCGACACAATCAACGGCTGCTGCACACGATAGCGGGCAACTGGAATCGTGTCATCGGGATACTTTGGAGTGGAGTTCGTAAAGAACTGTGTGCCCGGCCATAACCATCCCGCTGTTGTGTTTGTGATGGTTCCACGGCACCCGTAATAAATGGTTGTCGGATATATGTAGGTCGTGAAGCCCTTGCCACCGGCGGACTTGGTCACCAAATCCGTGCCGGGTCCCACCTGAATACCCGGCGACGCCAGGTAGGTTGGATCGGCGATGGTCGCTGGATTCGTCTGCAGAATGTCGGAGGACGTATAGGTCTGCGCTCCGGTTGCCTTGACGCTGCCGACGGTCGTACTGCGGCACTGCACGGAGCCTAGATTGTTCGCATCTCTTGCTTCCATTCCTACGTAGGATCCCGCAAAGTTGGAGTTGGTCGGTGGGGCTGCGACGTAGATGTTCGTATCACGCAGTGTCGCAATGTTGCTGTTCGTCACGATCATTCCCCGTTTGTTGCCCGATCCATTGCCGTAGACGGCAATCGTGCAGCCCTTGATGCAGTTGAAGAAGAAGGTCGTATACGAGCCACCCGTTCCATCAAACTGAACGCCATAGAGGTTGTTGGAGGACGTATAGGGCATGTTCGCATTGCACACGTTGATCGTAGACACTCGGATCTTTGACGAGATGGATGCAGTTGACCCAAAATACAAGCCGACCAAGTTATTAGATCCAGTATACCCAGACCCACCGATCGTGATGTTCAGGTCTTCTATACGCGTGTTGGATCCGACGTTAAACAGAGCCGTGTTCTGTGTGGGATTCGAGCACTGGATCACGCAGGTCTGAAGATTGATACCGCGCAGACAGGTTGTCGACGGAAGCTGAAGTAGCGGATACAAGGTCTCGCCAATGTTGGTTGTGATCGTTGCGTTGGTTCCTGTGGGGGAGATATCGTATACACCGGGCATTACCCAGATGGTCTTGTTGGAATACTGCGGCGACGCAACCGTTCCCGTAGGTCCGATGATCTTTGCGATTGCGGCCTCAATGGTCAAGAACGGCAACCCGCCAATATCCGCAGTGGCGTCATTACCATAGACCTTATCCACACGAGCCACGTTGCCCAGTACGGTTCCCGTAGGCCCTACTATTCCCGTTGGACCCGTTGGTCCCGTGACTCCCGTCCCGACATAGGGGAGTGCATTCCATCTACGCACACCGTCGCCTACTTTCATCTGACCTGTATCCGTCTCCACGCCTGGCTCACCCAATTGCAGAAGGGGGTTGGTTGCAGTCCATGTCCCTGATGTGTCTCGGCGGAGCTGAAACCTACTTGGGGTTGTCACACATGGCCCCGACATTGTTATACAGCACAGACAATTGCATCTGCACCTCCGCCGTCCACGTTCATACCGGCGACTGCATTGCCATCCAGCACGTTGCAGTACTCGGCCATTGCGTCGCCGCCGTTCAATACCGCGGCGCATACGGCCACCGCACGTTTACATAGACCAACATGAGTGTCCGTGAGCATGTAGACTTCAACCACGCCTGTCGTGAACCCAGTCGTGTGCGTCGTCTCCTTCATGACCCCACCGGATGCACAGAACCCATCTGCCGTCGCCTTTCTTCGAACGGATTGCGTGTACATAGAGGCATCGCGATTACCGCTCGAGGTTACCCGTTCCTTGCCCGTAGCGATCGGGACCAAAAAACCAGGCACATTGGGTACTTGATCCAATTCAGGCAGTTTGGATTGTTGATAGGACGTGTAGGCAAGGAAGGTTAAAAAGAAGGCAGTGAAGATGCCTGTGATGCCGAATTTCATTGTGTTCCTCTGCGATTAGATCGCATCCACGTTGACCTCGGCCTCGTCCTCCTCGAAGACAATCTCCTCCTTGGCATCCGCCTCGGCAGACGCGTCCTTGAGGAACAGACGCGCATCTGCGTTCGGCTTGATCTTGCGATACCGCGCCACCTGCTCGGGCGTCATGACTGCCACGATCTCGTGCGTCTTGCCACCCAGGTCCGTCTCGGCAACAATGACCAGACTGCCAATGTCTACCCAGACCGACTTCTTACCCTTGCCACGCATTCCACCCCGCAGTGGCGCCTGCAGCATGTAGCCTTCCCCTTGATCATTGAAGTGCGCAATCTCCATGCGCCCACATCCCAGTCGCCGTACGACCTTACCGATGACGACACCCGCCGTGTCTGCCTCGGTCATGTAATCTTCCAGCAGTGCATCTCCCTTGAGCCGATTGTTGCGAGCCTTGTTTCCTTCGGAGTTCTTCTGAGACTTGTGG